TCTGTGGCTGAAGATGGTTGTATGACTTATGTTTTTATGTCGGCCCAAGAGTGGTCAACGCTTATGAGCGTCATGCAGGAAGCCGGATATCACTGGTCCAGTACGGTAATTTGGGTGAAGGACAGTTTAGTCCTAAGCCGGAAGGACTATCACACACAATATGAACCGGCCTGGTACGGCTGGGTGGATGGCATGGCTCGCCGGTGTCCATTAGAGGATCGGAAGCAAAGCGACGTCTGGGAAATCCCAAGGCCGAAGCGAAGTGATCTGCATCCAACAATGAAACCGATTGAGTTAATTGGAAGGTGCATAACCAACTCCAGCCGTAGCGGTGATATTGTCCTTGACCTCTTTAGCGGCTCTGGATCTACACTGATCGCCGCAGAGCAAACCGGAAGAACCTGTTACACGATGGAGCTTGATCCAATATATGCTGACGTGATTGTCACCCGGTATATTGCCCAGGTCGGCAGTGATAAGGGAGTGTTTTTACAGCGTGGTGGTGAAAAGATTGCCTACAATAAACTATGAAAAGTCTGCGCGAACAAATGAGAACGCGACCTGTCTAGCTTTGTATCTTGCCACCGGGCTGCGTTTGCACAAAACAAGGCAAATCTCCTTAACCGAGATTGTCGATGCACTGCGATCAGTTAGGTACGGAGGTGGGCAGGCTGAATATGCTAAGGATTCGACCAGATTATAAAGTCAGGAATCCAATTGACTTGACTTCCTGTGCTAGTCACGGCTAAATGTACATGACAAACGCGAAGGGGGTCGTTGTACATGTTCAAATTCCAAATGCGGGTTACCGGGAGGGAACGAAAAGAAGTGGCTAGACTGATCGCCAGCCACTTTAAAACACAGGCAGTATACGAGGGAGTGCCGAGCTTCGGGTATTTGATAAAAGAGCCGACCGGAAGGGAATGGCGCGTTGACAAGACAGGTGCCATTCTTGCTGCTGGGTTGGCGGAAGATGATTTGGCAGAAATGTTTACGGTGCTTAAGGCAATGGAAGAAAGTGGAATAGAGGTAATAGGGCAGGCGGCCGTTACCATCACTACCGAGGGTCACAACGGGGTGACGCTGCGCAATCTGGTCAACATCTTGGCAGCAAAGGAACGCCTAATCGCAAAGGCGATGGGTGTTGCCGACCAGCCCATTATTGCCTCGGCCATGGTGACAGCGGTCAACGCCGTCCGGCTTAAAACCATCGAGAATTTTTTGAAGGCTGCCAGCGGCGGGGGCGGCTGTCCGGGTCTTGCGATTAGCAGAAATACCTTAACCTTTAGCTGGTTCGCCGCTTCGCTGAACTCGGAAGCCATTCAGGCATATGTCCAGTTTGCCTTCGCGGTGAACTCCATGGCACTAGCACAGAAGCATTCTTCGCCGCACGAAACGGAAACAGATAATGAGAAATATCATTTTCGCGTCTTCTTGCTCAGGGCTGGATTTATCGGCGAGGCATACAAAGCCAGCCGGCAGATATTTCTGGATAGGCTGGACGGGAATGGGGCCTTTCGCACGCACGAGCAGGCGAGGGAGGCTGTTAAAAAAGGTAAGGATCGGCGGTATAAAAAGCAGGAAAGAATTTGAATTCGCGTTATAGGGTCGGAAGGCCTCATCCCTGCTACCCATTGACGGGTGTTTGAATGTAGTATCCGTTGATACTCACATAATGGTGGAGAGAATAAACATCAAGACCAGCATTTGGCCTTGAAAAAAATTCGTTTAAGGGCTGCCCTTCATCTTGGCAGATGTGGGCTGGTGTTTCTAAAAGTAGGGCTCATATCGTTCACGGTCTCCTCACTTTCTGACAGGGGTCTGACCGACGAAAGGCGTTGAGTGTATGCTAATGCTGTTGATATTGGTTAAAATAAACGCATTTAAAATCTCCTGAATATCTTTGGTTAAAAAGCCGCCAGGGAGATAGTTTACATACGCTTCGAGCACGGACTTTGTGCCAGGCGGCAATATCAGCAGCGGATTAGGAGCAATTATTGTACTCAGGTTGGTATATACAAATACTTTGATCCTATCTATCAGATCACTCTTTATCATGAGTTCAGCCAACTCGGTGCTGGTGCCCAGCCCACCTTCGCTATAGGGCATAGCCATCACTGCTTCGCCACCTTTCATCGGTAATAAATATAGTATTGCATCTTCTTCATTGTGTGACTTGACAGGACATACGCCCCTGCGGGCTTAGAAAAGACAAAGAGAAGTAAAGCCAAGTTCCTGCTTGTCAATCTGAATAGTAAAACGTCGTGGAGCTCGACGCGGTTTATTGCGACGTGATAATTCGTCGGTGGGAAGAGTTGACGGGAGAAAAGGCGGCGTTACTAAATGCAACAAAAAAGGCTAAATCTTAACGAGCAAGCAAGTGAAATTCTGAAAATTGCCGAGAAGCATGGCGTTGAGCAGAATTTCTTTTTTATAACCACTTTCAAGCGTTATCAGGTTCAGCTGAAGATCCTGAACGATCTTGAGAAAACAATCACTGAGGATGGGGTCCTGGTAACTAAGGAGTATGTGAAAGGTCGGGAAAATGTTTACTCACATCCGGCTATCTCAGACTATAACAAAACGGCTGATAGTTCTAACCGCACAGTTGCGACACTTATGAAAATAATCACCACGCTCCGTCGAGGGGGTCAAGAAGATGAAGATGAATTACTAAAGTTTTTGCGGTCGCATTAACATGACGTACTTGCAGGAATATTCAAGAAAGGTTATCGCTGGCGAGATAACCGCCTGCCACAGAATAAAACAGGTTTGCACGCTTTTGCTCGACAAGATAACTTATCCGGAAAGATACGCCCCCTGGGTGTTTGATGAGAAACTGACAGCCATTCCTATCGATTTTATAGAAACCTTTTGCAAGCAGGCCCAAGGCAAAATGGGGACACCGCTGAAACTAGAATTATTTCAGAAGGCTAAATTCCAGGCGATCTTTGGGTTTGTGCATAAGGATACGCGGCTCCGGCAGTATAACGAGTGCTTGACGATTGAGGGCCGCAAAAACGGTAAGTCGTCCGAGTCGGCCGCAGTTAACCTATTTCTCTTGATGGGCGACGGCGAGGGCGCTCCTGAAATTTACAACATTGCTACTATGCTGGACCAGGCCAAGATCGGATTTGAATACTCCTATAAAATGGTTAAGCAGTCGCCCGTGCTAACGAAACATATTCGTAAACGCATGAGCGATTTATATTTTGCCCACAACATGGGGAGCATCAAGCCGCTGGCCAGCAATAGCAACAGCCTGGACGGGCTGAATGCCCACGGCGTAACCATCGACGAGCTGTCGGCTATCAAGAACCGCGACATTTACGACCTGATGAAACAGTCCATGTCGGCTCGGCAGCAGCCTCTACTCTTTTGCATTACGACGAACGGCTTTGTCCGGGACAGTATTTTTGACAGCCAGTACGAATATGCTTGCGGTGTTTTGGACGGGAAGATTGCTGATGATCGTTTTTTGCCGTTTATATACGAGCTTGACAGCAAGGATGAATGGGATAAAGAGGACTGCTGGATGAAAGCCAACCCGGGACTTGGAACCATAAAGTCTGTGGCATTCTTGCGCGAATGCGTAGCTAAAGCGAAGAACGATCCGGCATTCAAGCCGACGGTCATGGTCAAGGACTTCAACATGAAGGAAAACTCATCATCGGCTTGGCTCAACTGGGATGAGATAAACAACCAGGAAGAGTTCGACTTCCGGAGCCTGGGGTTCCGCTACGGCGTCGGCGGATTCGACGCTTCAGAGACTACCGACCTAACTGCCGCTAAAGTTTTGTGCATGAGGCCTGGCGACGATAAAATCTATGTTAAATCGATGTACTGGATTCCAGAGGAAGCCCTACGCCAAATGGACGCGGACGGCAACCGGCGCGAGCGCGATAACGTCCCATACCTACTCTGGGAAAAGCAAGGGCTGCTCAGGACGACGCCAGGCAATAAAATAGACAAACATTGCATTCTGGAATGGTTTATAGAGCTTCGCGATAAAGACGACGTCTACGTTCCCTGGATTGGATTTGATCCGTGGCACATTGAGGATTCGCTTCTGAATGAATTCATAGCTGAGTTTGGGCGAGAGAGCATGATCAAGGTTCGGCAGGGTGTACAGACCTTGTCCTATCCGATGAAGTCTCTAAAGGGCGACTTGGCGGCGAAGAAGGTCGTGTTTAATAAGAACCCAATCGATATGTGGAACCTGTCGAATCTAGAGATCAGGACCGATATAAACGGCAATATCCAGCCGGTAAAAGGCAAGGACAACCGGCGCCGGATTGACGGGGCTATGGCGCTCATCGATGCCTATGTTGTTCTCCAGGATAAGATGGACGAATACGCAAACCTGATCTGAAGTGTCACTGCTTGTATGTGGTTGTGGAAAA